TAAAAGGATTATTTTTAGGTAAAGTAATGAAACAACTTGAACCTTTTAACATAAAAACAAGAGTTGCAGCCATGAGTACTTTAGGTTTTGGAGCAAGTGATGGTAACTTAGAAGATAAATTAGTTGGTGCTATAACATTTGGAACTTTAAGTGCAATGGGTAGAATAGACGGTAAAACTATTGGTGAAGCAAGAGCAGATTTAAATTCTTATTTAAGTGGTAGAGATTATAGACATAATAAATTAATAAGAGAACTAGAAGTAGAAGGTAATAGACAAATAAATGTAATTGAAGGTAAAACAAAAGAATTAACAGAATTAAATGAACAAATAGTAACAGCTAAAGATGCTATAAATAAAGGTGAAAAAAGTGTAAGTAAAAGAGAATTAAACTCTATGGAAAAAAGATTTAATAAATTAGAGGGCGATATATATACTTTACGAGATAATTATAATAAGACAAACGCACACATAGAAATGTCTAAAAATTATTTAGATTTACGTTCCACAGAAATAGTAGTAAATAATTTACTTAGACCAGTAAAAGTAACTAAAAATAAAAAGACTAAAAAGAAAGAATATGAATATGAACCAACAGAAAAAGATATTGAAGTAAAAGGATTTAAAGGTTTATTAAACGAATTTATATTTCAAACAGCACCTGCTAGATTTGTATCAAAAGCATTTCCTAATTCTTTATTTAAAAAAGGCATAGATTTAGTAACACAAAATAGAATATCAGCGGAAAATACTATAGATGCATTATTACGTAATCCTACGTTTAATAAAGCAGACCCTTATTTTATAAATATAATTAAAGGTTTGACACCTAAATCAGGTAAACAAATATCATTACTACCTGCTAGTCAATATGCTAAAACAGGTAAAGACCCAAATTCAATAGAAGCAATACTAGAAACTAATTCTAAATATTTAAATAGTGTCGTTGAAAAATTACCTGCTATAGAAAAGTTTGCAACAAAAAATAAAAAAAATAAACAATTATTTAAAAAATCTGAAGGTGATGTAACTGTTAATGCATTAAAAAAAGAATTTAAATTTAATGATAATCAAGTTTTAGTTTATAAAACATTAAGAAAAGGATTAAGAGATACTTTAAATTTTTATAATGAAATGGGTATAAAGTATGGCGGCTCTCAGTTTAAACCAATAAAAGAATTACCTTCATATTTTCCACATATATGGATGGCTGATTTTAGAATATTTGTTAGAAAAAAATCAAATAATGAATTAGTAGCAGTTTTACCTGCTAATAATAAAGCTACAGCTAAATTATTACAAAAGAAATTAGAAAGTAAACTAGATGGAGTAAAAACACAAGTAGATGCAGCACAAAGAACAGGTGATATGCAAGTTAATGTTTTTGCAGAAACAATGAATTTTTTACGTAATAATAAAAAATTAGCTAAAGAAGTTAGAGATGCATTTGAAGCTAATTATATAAAAACAGGTTTTAATATTCATAGTATGCCACGTAAACAAAAATTTGTAGATGGATATCTAGGTGGCAGTACTAAGATATATAAAGACTTAGGTGTCCCTGAGGGAATAGCAAGAATGAAGAATACATCTGATTTTGTAAAAGGTTATATAGCTTATATACAAGGTGCAGTTAGAGCAGGTCATCAAATAAAATTAAGAAGGGAATTAAAAACATTAACAATGGACCCTCAATTAAGTAAGTATTATCAAAACACTATTAATTTTTTAAATAGATATTACAGTGCTGTTTTTAGTGGTGACTTTGCATCTTTAAGAAAAGGTGAAGCAAAAAGTCATCCTGCTGACATGGCACTAGAAAATATTTTTGGTAAATTTTTAGGTGCTAATGGATTAGATAAATTTGTTAATAATATTAACTCTTTTACACTAACAACTAGATTGTTAATGTTTAACATGAGGTTTGCACAATCACAGATTATTCAACCTTATCAAATGATATTACCACAACTTTCAAGATTTCAAGCAATAGGCGAAGGTGGTAGTGTCATGACATCATTTTTTAAATCACAAAAAGATTTAATCAATCCATCAAAAGAAGCAAAAGAAGTAATACAAACAGCAGTTAAAAACAGAGCAATAAGTGCTGCTTTTATAGACGAATTTAAGTCAGCTATACGAGGTAAAACTTTTTCAGGTATGCAAAAATTTTTAGATGCTGCAACGGGTAAAGGTTTTTCTGCTAGACTAGAACAATTCTCACGTATGAACGCAACTTTGATGTTTTATCATTCTCTTAGAGAAGGTGGTATGAACCATAAAAATGCTAGAGATAGAGCATGGCAACTAGCAGATACATATATGGTTGAGTACAACGCTACTCAAAGACCTATGTTATATGGTTCTTCAGGATTTTTAGGAAGAACAGTAGGTAAAACTTTTGGATTATTTAAAACATTCCAACACAACTATTTAGCACAAATGGTAGAACACGTAAGAACAACACAACAAACAGGAGATTTTGCACCTACAGCTTCTTTTGTTACTAGTATGGTATTTACTGCAGGACTTTACGGAACTATAGGTGTAGAAGTAGCTGATTTTTTACTTAGTCAATTAGATAAAACAGCAGGTGCTTTAATGAGAAAAACAGGATTAATGGCAAGAGACCAAAAAATACCAACATTTTCAGAGTGGTTATATGGTAATAATTTACATCCATTTTTACTGTTTGGAGGACCTTCTTATGTAACAGGACAAGATTTAACTGCTACTCTTTCAGCTCCGGCAGCAATAGGTTTAGATGCTATTTTTACTATGCCACCGGGTATACAATTATTTTTAAACGTAGGAACTGCAACTAAAAATTATATGTATAAATATTTAGAAGGTATTGATAGCTCTGCAGATAGATTATTATTTTATAATTCTTTTGCCCCAAACATATTTAAACCTTTTCTTGAAGCATATTTCAACGCTGAATTAGAGGGTGAAAGTATAGTTGAATATTTAGTAGATTCTCAAACTGGAGAAAATAGAGTTGTTATTGTCGGGGCAGGTGACAAAGTAAGGTCTAAAATAAATCGTGATTTAAATGATTGGTATGCAAGATTATTTTCTTCTTATTCATTAAAAGAAGCTTATATAAACAAAGTAACATGGCATTTAACTAAAATTAAAAATAAAAAACAAATTAAAGAAGACGACTTTACAGAGTTTGCAGCAATAGCGTATTTAAAAACAAGAGAATTGCCTAGATTGTATGTAGATTACATGGTAGGTCAAGGATACAATGGAGATAGAATATATAGAAAAGTTTATAATAAAATAGAAGATTTATCGAAAGATATAATATCAAAAAATTTAAAAGGGGAAGTAACAAGAGATAAGATGTTGTTAGGTGACATAATTGCTAATGAAGCTTTTGATTTACGTTAGTGATTAATTATTTATTAATTTTATTTGTACTGTTTGGAGGAGAGGAAGAGCCAAGAGTTTTTCGTTATCAGTATGTAGAATTTACTAATGAAGTATCTTGTTTAGACTACAAAGAAAAGCAAAGGAAATATTTAGAAGACACATTACAACTACAGTTTAATAAAAAACAAATACTATATAGTGAAATGGTTTGTTGGACTGTTGAAGAATGGATAAACTATGTTGAGAGTTTGCAAAAAGTAGAAGCAAACTATAAGGAGGAATCATAAATGTTTAACATGGTGTTAGGACCTATTGCCAGTATTATAGGGGATACGGTCAAGGGTTTCGTAGAAACAAAAAAAGCAAAAGCTGATTTAGCGTTAACAGAAATTAAGGCACAAAAGTCGCTCAAGGAGCAACAAATTGCAGGTAAAGTTGCGTGGGAAGCATCAGCAGTAGACCAAATGAAAGGGTCGTGGAAAGACGAGGTAATTTTACTAGCCCTATTAATTCCTGCGGTGCTAGTATTCATCCCCGGATGGACACCTCATATCAAAGCAGGATTTGAAGCCTTACATTCACTTCCTGATTACTATAAACATTTATTATATATAGCTTGTTCAGCAAGTTTTGGTATTAAGGGTGCTAAAGGTGCTATGGGGCTTATTACAAAAAAGAAATAGTTTAGCTAAAGCTATAGGAGAAATAATGTCAGATATAATTAAGGATGCATTAAAAGAAAGAATAAAACAGCACGAAGGTTATAGGCTAGATACCTATATAGATACTCTTGGATTCAAAACAGGGGGCTATGGGCATAAAATGTTACCCGGTGAAGAACCACCTAAAGATAAAGAGGGGTGGGATATAATATTTGAACAAGACTTTGAGAAAGCATGGAACTTAATGGAAAAGTTATGCGTAGAAAATGATTTAGATATACCTGCAAAAGCCAAAGGTATCTTATGTGAAATGATTTTTCAAATGGGTTTTGCCGGTGTATCTAAATTTAAAAATATGATTAAGTATTTAAAAGAGAATAATTTTCCTGACGCAGCAAATGAGATGCTTTCGAGTCGGTGGTATAGACAAACCCCCAACAGGGCAAGAGCATTAAGCATGGAAATGAGAGATATCTAATTCATATTTATAGTATTTCTAATCCTGTCGTATAAGTCCTCATACACAAAAATAGTATCGTAAATAATAGAAGATAATAATACTGAATTTTCATAATCAGGAAATTTCTTTTTAAAAGTTTCTATGAAAAGATTAGGTTTGATATAATCTAAATCTAATTTTATGTCTCCAGTTTTATCTAATCCTACACGAATAGTAGCTAAGTTACTACTTGTTCGTTTTTTTTGAGATGAAGTCTGCATTAACTTTTTCATCGAGTTCCCTCAACTGACCTAGTATTTCTATCATTTTTATAACTTCACCGTATGGTCTAGTAAATAAGTATCTCAATATAAATTGTACTTCTTCACTGTTTATCATGTATGTTTTCATGTTTCCTCCTAATTTTTAACTATATCCCCTTCACCCATTTCTTCTTCGAACTTTATTAAGTAATCCATATACCACTTTGATTTTTTTAAATCTTCAAAACCATTCTTTTCTCTATGTCTAGATAGATACTTCCAAATTTGACCTTTTAAATAACCACGAAACTCATCAGTACTTAACTGAGAACGTATTGCTTCTATGGTTTCTATAGTCTTAGCTTTATAATAACTTGGATTTATCTTATCCATTTTTTATGTTCTCCAACACAAACAATTCTTTTAAAGGAACTAAAATAAATTTAGATTTTTTATGGTCACCACCATAAATACTTTTGTTCTTATACTTTTCAACAAGTTTTTTAACAGTGCTTACTTTAAACACTAAGGTACAGTATTCATCATCACCGTCTGTTAATATATGCATCCAATAATCAGCTTCGGTAACTGATATCCCACTTGGCTTATCATAACATTCTGTTTCAATAGCAATGTTACCAGTCTTTTGCCACCAATCTCTTTCAGATTTTATCTCAAACTTTTTATTAAAAAATCTATCGTGAAGTTTCTTTTCACGCATCTTTCCATATTTTAAATCTAAATCAAACTTTTTTCTTATGCTATTATTATCAGAGTTATTAAAATTATCATCACTCATTAGTTTAATTTACCATCATCATTTTTAAATTTAAGATAATCTAATATATCAATTATGTTAGTTTCATCACGATTACCTTTACCTTTTAAGACAGGTTCTTCGTACTGAATACTACCCTCTTCTTCTATAGCTTCTAATCCCAAGTCATATACATAACCGGGGTCAGTTAAAGCCATCTTCATCATACCCATAGCCATAATCTCACAAGTCTTTTCATCTTCGGATGGGTTTTTATTTTTTCTAATACTACACATGAAAGAACCTTTTTTGCTAGGGACAGGTGTAACATATATTGTTGGTT